TTGTTGCTGCTAACCAAGCATTACAGGTATCTGGTAGAGCAGATTTCTTGAGTAATATTACAGTTGCTGAGGACTTTGCAGTTGATACTGATACATTATTTGTTGATGCTAGTAAAGATTCTGTTGGTATTAACGTTGGTACAACATTAGAAACTAATATTGGTCTTGATGTTAGAGGTGGTAGTATAGCTGGCATAAGAGTACAAGGTAACTCTAGTGCTCCAGATGCAACCAGTCATATGTTGTATCTTGATTCTGGTAGAGATTCATACTTTGATGATGCTAACCATGCAATGATGTTCCTTACATATGGTAATGGTGGCATTACTCCTGGCGAGGGATCAAACTGGGTATTCAATGGTAGAGCAGCAGATAGAGACTTTATCTTCCGTAACAACTCCTCTAATAAACTAACCATTCAAGGTAATGGTGGTCTTGTTATTGAGAACAGTGGTTCTAATGCTGGTCTTACTGTTGACAATATGATTGTCACTCAAACAGGTCTGACACTTGGAACAACTGCTAATAATAATGAAGCTCCAATATTCTTCTTAGGAAATACTGGTGGTGCTGATGGTTCTGGTGGATATCTAAGCAACTTCCGTGTTGGTAATGGTATCATTGGTAATGATATATTTGAAATCACTCCTAACGATGGTACTCAGGGAGCTACTAGTTGGAAATCAACACCAGCACTTGCTATCCAAGGAAGTAATAATAGAGTTGCTATTAACAGTACAACGTTCTCTGGACAAGATAACACAGATCCAAATAATATTATTACAAGATTCTATGCATTGAATATTGAGGGTAACTTTAATATCAATAACGGAAATCTATTTGTTGATAACAAACCATTTGTAACTTCTCGTTGGACAGAAGCTCCTAACAATACTGATATTTACAGACCAACAAAAGTTGGTATTAACTTCAGTAGTGCTAAGAATCCAACAGAATCCTTGGATGTTGAGGGCAGTATTAATGTCTCAGGAACATTAAAAGCTAATGGTCAGGAACAGTGGATTGACCAATATGGTGTTGTTAAGGTTGCTTCTGCAACTATTAATGAGAATCTAACCATTGCTTCTGGATTGAATGCTTTCAGTTTCGGACCTATTGGAGTGGGAGCAAATAATATTGTTACTATTCAAACTGGTGCAACGTGGGTTATCCTTTGATCATAAATACAATTAACGAATCTCTTTTTAGTTACAATGGGCGCAACTAGTGCATTAAAAATAGATAAAGTTCAAACCGTAGGTGGAAGTCAGGTAATGACACTCGGTGCTGGAGGATCCATCACATTTGATGGTTCTTTTCAACCTAGTAATTTTGGTTTACCACAATGGGATGGTGCTAAAAATAGACCAACAACCAATCTTAGTTACGGATCTTTTGGATGGAACTCTAAAAATAATCAATTTGAATGTTATGTTGGAGTAGACGCTGAAAACAATGCTCTCTGGGCTGTGTTTTCTGGAATAGATGTCTCAGATGATTTAGACCCACAAAACTAGGAATAAAAATGGGAATTTTAAAAATTAAGGAATTACAGAGTAGTAATGGTGATACCGTCCTAGGAATCAATGATGACGGAACTATCAACATAACTAGTCAATATAATCCAGGTAATGTCACATTATCAACTTGGGATCAAACAACACGTCCAACTACAGGATTATTTCCTGGTTTTGTTGGATACAATACAGAAAAAAGAAGATTTGAATTATTCACTGGTTTTGATGACAGAGGTGATCCTGTTTGGTATGGAGTAACTACAAGAGTTAGATTCAGTGCTTACGATTACACAGATACTAGTCTATGGGATACTAATGAAGGTACTATGTATGATAAAGCATATGTAGCTATGCCAGGCGGACCTAGAACTCTACGAAGTTACGTAACAAGTTTTGGTTTAAACCAGAACAGTAGTAATAACAACAACTCTTCATGGTCAAATGGTCATGACGTGCGAGGTTTTGAATATAGAAAGAATGGTAATTACTTTAATAGTGGTAATTTAGTTATGTTCAATGGAGATGGATCAGCTGATGGTGGTGACTGGGTGCTATTTAACTTTGGTAGCCTTCGCGGAGGTGACTTTAACCCGAAATGGGGTGGTAACCAGAATGGATGGGCGTTTTTTGGAGGAGAATTTGGCAACCAGAGTATGTCAACTAGTGGTCAAAGTGTGTCAAGAGGTTATATTTGGGGATTCAGTGATTCTGTTGGATGGGTAAAACTATGGCAAGATGATAGAAACGGTAGTTGGGGAAAAAATAACTCTAGTTGGTACAGTTCAGGTGGTACAACAACCAGTGGTAACGGAAAATATTCCGCGTATGACAACGAACCACTCTCATACATAGGATTTAGCGTAAGGTAAAAATGGCAAACATTATTAGACTATCTCAAATTCAATCAAATGCTGGTAATCTAGCATTGAATTTAAACACCAGTACAAATGGAGTAGAATTTACTGGAGGTTTTATTCCAGCTAGTTTAGTTATTCCTAACTGGGCTGGAGAAAATAATAGACCTACCAGTGGAATTAGTCCTGGTTATCTAGGATTTAATTCAACTGATGTTCAGTTGGAAGTATATTGGGGAGTAGATCCAGATGACGGAACTGCAGTTTGGGGAACAACTGCAGGAAGAGTGACAGGTGGTGGTGGTCTTAAATCAGATATGGAATCTCTCAATTCTGCTCTTGATGGAAAGAATTACAACGATGTTTCTGCAATTAAGGCTGAGTTTGAAGCTTTAGGATTTACATTGATTGCTACACCAGCATACCAAGGTATGGCAGAATCACAATCTGGAACTAGTAATATTAGTTCTCTTCGTCAATTTAATTCTTCAGAATTTGATTCTGGAACTGAAATTGAACTTACCGAAGGAATGGATAATAGTACTATGGATGGATTCCCATATATGATATTTGCTGGATTTGGTCCTAGTGGATTTGAAGGCACTGCAGTTATGGCGTATAGAGATTATGGTTCTGGAACTTCATTGAAAAATTTCTTCTCTCCAAACCAAAATAGAAACCTTTATTGCTATGTTTTAAATAAAGATGGTTCAGAAGTAACTGATGTTTCTGGAAGCACTTCAACAATCTATTCAGATAACCAACAACCTAACAGTAATGGATATTATACAAGTAATAGATTCGCAGCTGATGACGGATGTTGGGGATTTAGAATTGGTGTTTCAAGATTAGATGGTAACGGTGGTCCTTACTTGAATCAAAACTCCTCACAATCATACGGTTGTGAAAACAGAAACGGTGGTGACTCAGTTGATGATTTCTTCTGGGGTAACGCCTCCAACCAATCAACCACGCAATATGGATTCTATTTTGCTGTTAGATACGTTTAATAAATAAACGTATACACTATCATTTTTGATTACAATGGATCCTGCACAATTAAAGAAAAATTTTGATGAGCAAATTGCTACTACAGTAAAACAAATTGGTGAGTTAGAAGCAAATCTAGCTAAGGCGAAAGAATATAAAATTAAATTAGAGGGTGGTTTAGAAACCCTAAAACTATTAGAAGAAAAACCAGAAGGAGAGACACCAGAAGCTCCTGCTGAATAGATATTAGATTCCTTCTTCCTAAATAGGTAAGAAGGGATTTTTGTGTATAATGGCATCTCCAAGTTCTAGAGCTGATCTTATAACATATTGTAAGAGACAATTGGGTGAGCCTGTATTACAGGTTAATATCGATACAGATCAGGTTGATAACGTTATTGATGATACATTTCAGTTCTTCCAAGAGAACTGTTACAATGGTATGGAGCGTTCATACTTATATCACGAAATTACTGCTGATGATAAAACTCGTTTTGCAGCAACAACTACTAAGACCGTTACTGATACTAATGTAACACCAAATGCTACTGGAACTTGGTTAGAAGCAACAAACTTTATTCCAATTCCTGACCATGTGGTTGGTATCACTAGAGTATTTGGTCTTGTCAGTAACTCAATTCGTTCTAATCTCTTTGGTGTTGAGTATCAGTTATTCTTGAATGACTTATATGCATTTGGATCACTAGATATTCTCAACTACTATATGAATAAACAGTATCTAGAAACTCTAGATATGGTTTTGAACAATGGATCTTTTCAACAGTTTAGATTTACAGCACGTAATGATCGTCTGTATCTTGACATAGACAAAGATTTTCTTCAAGCAGGAACTAATGTTCTTATTGAATGTCATCGTCTCATTGATCCTACAGAAGCTACACAAATGAACAATGATATTTTTGTAAAGAGATACGCTACAGCTCTTATGAAGAGACAGTGGGGTATGAATTTAATTAAGTATAACAATGTTCAGTTACCTGGCGGAGTTACACTTAACGGTAGAGAAATCTACACAGACGCACTTGCAGAAATTGAGAAAATTGAATCTGAAGTTCTTAGCAAGTACGCAATACCACCAATGGATATGATCGGATAAAATGCCTACAAGTCCCTATTTTCCAACTTATTACTCAGGTCACAGTGGCGAACAGAATCTCGTTCAGGATCTTGTGGATGAGCAAATCAAACTGTTTGGTTCAGACATTTACTATATCCCTAGAATAGTCCTGCAGGATAGCACTCTGGATGAAGTTAGATATTCTAAGTATCAAGAACAATTTCAGATAGAGATGATACTACAGAACGTCATGGGTTTTGGTGACAATGCTGAGTTCATTTCCAAGTTTGGTCTAAGAATTACAGATGAAATTATATTCCGTGTCTCTACAAGACGATGGACAGAAGAGGTAACAGAACATAATCCTACCTTGACTGTACCAGAAAGACCCAATGAAGGAGACTTACTATACTTTCCGTTGACAGAAGATATATACGAAATTAAATTTGTAGGAAAGGAGGAACCATTTTTCCAGTTTGGTAAGATTCAATTCTTTGCTATCACTGCTGAGCTCTATGAGGTTGGTCAAGATGACTTTGATACTGGCGTTGAAACAATTGATTCTGTTGAGAGATTATTTGATAATGCAATCAAGTTAGTCATGGATCCTGGCGGTTCTGGAGACTTTACAGTGGGAGAGGAAGTTGTTGGTGATGAGTTCCTAGCAAAAGCGACAGCCGCTATCACAGGAGATGCGGTTACAAGTATTACAATTACAGACGGTGGTGCTCACTATAAAGTTGCCACACCACCAACAGTCACTATTACAGGAGGAGGAGGCACAGGTGCAACAGCTACTGCAACGGTTAGCTCTACTGGTATTGTCAATGGCATCACTATCACTAGTGGTGGTAGTGG